AAAACGCCATAGACGCTGGACTTACCAATGGCACTACATACCGATACTGGATACGCACAAAGGATTTCAGTGGCAACAAAAGCGATTGGCGACCAGACAACAATAATGGCGTTACGGCCGCGCCTGCAGCGGAAAACCTTAGCGATTACAATAATGATAGCTCGTTTGTAGATGCCACTGGCGCGGCGACTGCAGCACCTATACAATCAGTGCAGCTTAATGGCACTACAATTACTGCAGATAGCAATGGTGCCGTAGATGTTGAAGCACTTGTTGGGGTAAGCATTAACGGCACGGCGGTTACAGCCTCAACAGGCTCGGTTGATTTATCCGTTATTGAAACTGTGAAAATTAACGGAACAGAAGTAAGCGCAACGGAAGATGGCGAAGTTGACCTAAGCGTTCTTACAGGCATCGAATTTAATGGTACTGCGCTGACAGTTTCCAACGGCTCTACATCGCTTTCAGCACTTACGGGCGTTACATTTGGTACTGGCGGCAGTTCGGCCACTGTTGCAAGTGATGGCAGCATAACGATTGGTAAGTTTGCTGAAATAGACCAGATAAACGCGACCAACGCAGCCACGTTTATAGCTGATACTGTTATTACCAACGATATGCTGGCGGGTTCAATTACAGCGGGCAAAATTCAAACGACAACTCTAAGCGCGATTGCATCGAATGTGGGCACGGTAACGGCCGGTACGCTGCAATCTACCGATGGCAACTTTGTTATCGACCTTACCAACAAAACTATCACGATAACGGTGTAATATGATCGAACAAGAAATCGCAGAATTGCATCCTTTCATGCAGCTTAGCCAAAAATACATAAGCGGCGAAATAGCGGCAGATGCTACCGATATTTGGATTGCCAACGAGCGTGGCAGGCCAGTTTTGTCTACTACCCAGCCTGTAACAACGTTTTGCAAGGTTATACGCAGCACTGAACTGGGGTTAGCTGAAGAACCAACCGAGCCTACCGCGGTTATTTCATGGCCGCGTGGGGCCGTTAGGCTGTACCTGCCAGATAGCTATGGGGTGGAAATGCCCTACGAAAGCCGCCAGTGGGTGCGTGGACAATACGATTGCTTTAGCCTGTGCGCTGATTACCTACACCGCGAAACAGACTACGACATACGCGATTTGGCGCGGTTAGCGTTACGCATTGCAGACCCGCAAACCATGGATAGCCTGTTTATTGACCACCCAGAATACGCGAACTGGGAGCGTGTAACGGTGCCAGATATTGGTGATGGCATTTACTTTAACGTACAGGGGCTACACCAGCGCGGCAACATACCAAACCATTGCGGCATCTACATGGGCAACGGCATGTTTATGCACCACTTTAGCGGCCGTTTAAGCTGCATAGAAGCGCTAGACGATCAGTGGCTAAAATACGTAACCGCATACGTGAGGCGGCGCGATGGCTAAAACACTTTTTGCACGCGGCTCTGACGGAAAGGTTGCCATTTTTGATGGCGGGGCAAGTATTAACCCTACGTGGAATGATTTAAAGTCGCCGTGGTATACCGCAAGCGGCACATCACAAACAGGTGCGCTTTTAAATACGCATGTGTTTATAGAATACGGAAGCGATATACAGATAGGCCAACCAGCGCCAACCGATACAAACACAGCGCAGCGTATACACATAAGGTATTACGGCAATAACAATACCACCTATGACCGTTATTTGCCCCTACCCGCCGCCGCCAGTGGGTCAGACGCTATAATTAAGGCATTGCCTCTGCAGCCGGGCCAAACGTTTCAAACCAACCCAATTATGGTGTCGTATGCTACAGATTACGGCCCATTTTACGACCCTGTAGATAACCTAGACGACCTGTATTTTCACAGTGATCTTGGCTATTTTGGGAATAGTGCCGTGCTAACAGGTACAGCCACCCACCCAGCCCGCACCCGATCATCAAGCACAAGTAAAGGCTTGTTTGGTAGTAGCACGTATTACAACCCCGTACAGGGCAGCCAAGATTACGCTATAGCTACCCATAGCTTCGGCACAGCTAATGTGCCGTTTATCTGCAAGATTGGCGACATACAGGCACCGGCTGGTACGCTTATACAAACAACAGGGCAAAGTATTCGTGCGGTATTCCCATATATAACAAGTACGCATGTAAGGGTAAAAGAGCAGTATGTAACGTTTGATGACAGCCTTGCTGAGTACCAGCAAAGTTACACGTTTTATTTATTTTCGGAACTTAACACTGCCAGCGGCAGCACCAGTATAAGTGTTGGCCCATCAAGCTTTTCGGCAGGCTTCGGTAAACTCGACACCACCTACCAGTATATCAAAAGTACCAGCACAAGCCCAGATTTTTATTTGGCAGTGGGGGCTACGGCTGATGTAAATAGCGGGGCTTTAAAGGTTGTTGCCCCAGATGGGACAACCACAACGGATGGCGGGTATAACGGCACGTTTACGGGCACATCTGGGCGGGGGGTAAAAATATGAGTTTTTATGCAAGCGGTGACCGCATACGGGTAACAAACAGTAGTAACGAGGAGATATTCGATACCGACAAACCAATGCCACATATTTTGCAGACACTTACGCAAAATGTTACACACACATTTCCAGATACAAGCAGGACGGTCTCTGAAACGAGCTACTTCTTTATAAATAGTTTTGCCTGTTCGTACTTTTACTATGATAGCTGTGCGACCACTTATACTTACTACGATAGCTGTGCTTACTCATATGATAGCTACGATAGCTGCGCTTACAGCACCTACAATTTCTACTATGGTCAAACCCAGTGTTATGGTGGCTTCGTTACTAATTGCTTTGGCGGGTTTGTGGATCAGTGCAACGGTGGCTGGGTGACCGAATACGATGACGAATATTTTTCGGATTGTACTTCTTACCATAGTGCTTCTGACAGTAGCAGCACATACGATATAGGCACTTTAACAAGTGGGGTAACGCCCGACTTCCTTATTGTTGTTGCTAACGGTAGCCGCACGTCTGGTGGTTCTGACTACCAGTTTGGCAGCTTCATTACTGCTATACCCACAAGCGCTAATTTCCCCGCCTCTGGTAGCACAATTTTGGAAAGCTCTTTCCAAGGTGGCGGTGCAAGCTGGCTGCGCCGCATTTGTAGCGTTTATGTGGATGGCAGCACTGTAAAGGTTGAGTTTAAACACAGCAACGCAAGCCGTGTTTCTGGGTTTTATACAGATAGTAGCTGCTTTATATTCCCCGGCTGCTCCTCAACCGGCGCCAGCATAAGCAGCGCATTTGACATAGATTTCACCGTGTACGCGGGCAAGTTCACGCAATGAGGTAAGCCATGAAAACTTTCGGCGGCGCAGAGGTGCCAGACAACACAGAAATAGAATGCAAAACCTACAAGGAAACGCAAAACCTTGCAGAAGGGCGCCGCGTTGTTTCGATAACCTACGTGGCGATATTAACCAGCGGCGATACAACCGTGCGGGTTGAGCATGTGCGGCCACTTGCGGAAAGCGAATACTTTGACGCAAGCCTAGAAAGCACGCAGATGGCGCAGCAAATAATGATAAACGAAGAAATTTACGGCGGGTTTGGGGCTACGTGTGCGGCCGCACTGAATGCAGCACTGGAGGCAGCAAATGCCTAGCACGTACACGGAATGCAAAGTTATTACGACTAGCCATACGCTCTTGGGCGATGTGGCAGATGTAAAGGCAGAAATACTGGAAACGCTACCCACGTATAAGCGGGTGGTGGATGTAGTTTGGTTGGAAATAGAAAATTACAGCCAGATAAAAGCTACAGAAGATGGCGTCGAAAACCACATTCTGCAGGTTTACAACGCAGCGCAGGTATAGGCATGGAGTTCAACCCACGGCATATGAAAGGCGGGTGGGGCGAAGCAATGGTGACAGCCTTTATGCTGCAGCGTGGTTGGATGGTTTTTAATAACGTTATGTCATCGGGGCCAATAGATTTAATAGCCGTACACCCTACCCATGGTGTCGCTATGCTTGATGTCAAAATAGATACCAAGCGCCCAAAATATTACGAAAACGGAAATAGGAGCAAAAAAGGGTACCGCATCTACAGGCCACTAAAACCACTACAGAAATGGCTACGGGTGCATACAGCGTATGTCGGTGAGGAGGGCGATATACAAATGGTGCCACCAGTTGAGGGCATAGATCGTGAACACATGACCTTACCAAAATGCAGTAAAAAGGAGCGTGCAAATGGCGTTTAAATTTAGCAAAAGAAGCTTGGCTAAGCTGGAGGGTGTACACCCGGATATGGTTAAGCTGTGCCACGAAGCTATAAAACTGAGTGTTTACGATTTCGGGATTACGTGCGGCATGCGCACGCTTGAAGAACAGATAAAGCTTAAAGAACAAGGGCGTTCACAAACGCTTAAGTCTAAGCACCTAGAAGGGCTGGCAGTAGACGTTTTGGTCTACATAGATGGCGAACACACATGGGATGGCGCCGTTTATGATGAAGTGGCCGATGCGTTTGCACAAGCAAGCCGTAACTTCTCTATCCCTGTGCGTTGGGGCGGCGCGTGGCACATTAACAGCATTGCCCAGTACAACGGCACAATGGAAGATGCCACTATGGCTTACACCAAGCTACGCAGCGATCAAGGGCGCCGTGCGTTTTTTGATGGCCCACACTTTGAATTATCCGCGGCTAATGTGGTTGCGCCGGAGTACGAGTGATGCCAGCGGCAAAGAAATTCCAAGCAGATAGTGCGTATGCGCAGTACGACCTAAACCATGATGGCGTTGTTAGCGATGAAGAACTGGCACGCAGCAAGGAAATGCTTGAGCTGGAACTGCGCGAAGAAAAGGCCGAAGCGCAAAAGCGAATGGCATGGGTGGCTATCGGCAGCATGGTTGTTTACATGCTGTTGCCCCTAATGCCGTTTGTGCCCGCCGACAGGCTGGAAACACTGGCAAGCCTTAGTGATATGCTATTCCTTAGCCAAGCATCCATTGTCGGGCTTTATTTTGGCGCGCAGGCGTACATGAACCGTAAATAGGAGGCCAACATGATACAGGCATTGATAGGGCCAATCGCAGATTTGGCAGGCACATGGCTACAAGGCAAGGTGGAAACCAAAGCGGCAGAAACTAAGGCTAAGGTTGCTAAGGCAGAAGCGGAAGCACAGATAATGCTCAGCCGCGCTACAAGCGAAGCCGATTGGGAAAAGATTATGGCCCAAGGCACGCAGGCAAGCTGGAAAGACGAATGGCTGGTTTTGCTGTTCAGTATTCCGCTTATTCTTTCGTTTTGTGGCGAGTGGGGGCGTACTGTAACCCAAGAAGGATTTGCGGCTTTGGAGCAGATGCCAGAGTGGTACCAATACACCTTGGGCGTAATTGTAGCTAGTAGCTTCGCCGTTAGGTCAGCAACTAAGTTCTTTAGTAAGTGATATGGGTTTTGCTTTGGGTAGCGCACGCGCATGTCTGGATAGACGGTACAAATACCTTCACCAAGGTATGCGTGTATCGCCCGCTAGATGGCCCGCGTTGGCGCAAGCGCAGCTTTTATATCCACCCAGACACGGCATGCCCATACAAAATAAAGCTGCAATAAAAAAGGAGCAGTACCTTGCGATACTGCCCCTTTGCCATTTAACCCAACTGCAGTAAAGTGGCGCTTCACTACAAGGTTCATTGTAGAGCCAATGGCGCTAAACTGCAATAGATAACTACATCTAGTTACTAGGATACTCAGTGCATACATAATTTAGTGCCGTTGGATCGGTATCCACTATTTGTACCCCCTGCACCTCACAAGAAACCAAGCTGCGCGTAGTGGTTACGTGTATGGTATCTATGCCCGTGGCCGTCATTACCACGATTAGTAGCGCGTACACTTAGTACGTCACCAGAGTTTCGTTAGGAAATAGCTGTGCGGTGGCTATGCGGTGCTTTTCAGCGTATGCCTGTGCTTCTACCAGCGTTAAGTATTTGTGGCCACCAAAACTGTACGTCTTGGTGCTTGGGTGAAATTTTATTTCCATGGTTTACTCCATTATGCCTGTAGGGTGGTCTACCACAATGCCTTTACACTGCGTGCATGCGCGGGTAAGCGGCTCTTGCTCCACAATACGTAATTCAGCCATGCACCATGGGCAGCGGTTTTCATCCAGCCTGCGCTGTATATCGCCACGTTGATCTGGCCCCATTTCTTCAAAAGGAATTGGCACATCATCCATGGCTAACCCCTAAACGCATCTGCGAGTGTGCGGATGATGCTGTCAACAATAATGCCAAAAAACAGCATCCCAATAGTAATGCCCAGCCAGACCCAAATGTCTGAGGTGTAATACTGCAAAATCTCAAGCATAGATTTTCCTCTTGTTGTGGTTTTTAAGAAATGCCCGAATTTCTATTTCGTGTGCTGGGCGCCAATAGCAATGTCCACCGTACCAGTGCCCAAACATAGGCAACTCGTCGTTGAAAGTGCTGTATTGCACATTGCGATATTCAACAGTGTATTCTGGCGCACCAATTTCTAGCTGGTGGGTTGTCCACTGCAGATATTCCAGCACATCGTTTAAATGGCCACTTGCAACGTTCATAACGCGCGCAGCGGTACCAAGATAAAAGGGGTTGTCGTGCTTAGCAGTAGGCCACCAGTAAACATAACCGCTAGTCATACCATTAACGCGGTTTAGCTCGACAGGGCAGATGTATAGGCTTTGTAGTACAGATGAAGGCGTGCGGCCTGCATCCCAATCCACTTTATGTGCTTTGAACATAATATGCTCCTTTAGTTGGGTATGTAATAACTGTAGCGCCATTGGCACTACGTGTAAACCCATCAAAACCAAGCACAAACCGTAATAACACAAAAATATGGGAAACGCGGTTTTGCACCAAACAAAAGGCAAGCAAATTTCCCAAGAAAACAAGTGGTGCTGTAGGGGAGGATTGAACTCCCGACCTCTCCCTTACCAAGGGAGTGCTATTACCTGCAATGCTATGCTTTGCTGCGCTATACCTACCGCGGCAATGCGCTGCCATGTGGTAACGTGCGGGGGTTTCACACAAGCTTGTGGTATTAAATTTCGTAATCTTTCCACTCCTTCTTAATTTTGGAGGCATAGATCATGTACAACCGCTGCATAAGCTTGGATGGAATTGGCTTGGTTGATGCGGCCATGGTTTGCAGGGCAGAGGCTATATAGCGCTCTGTCGGTGTAGCTGGGCCAACACTCATGCGAAACTTTTCGTTGGTTAGTGGCACTAGATGCACCATGGGCGTGCCAGCTTTCAGCTTGTGCCCATTTTCTGTGGTGTTCCACAAACCTTGAAAGTTAATCTGGAAATCTTGCCGCGGCGTATACAAACCGGGCAACGTGTACCACAGCGTATTATCTGGGTAAGGAATAGGGCCAAGGTAAAACCGTAGCTCTGGTGGGCATATACAATGCCAGCCGGCGGCCACCTTAAGCACAAACGGCATAGCACTGCGTTCATCCAAATAATCCTTAGCGGGATGCACAACCTGTTCTGTAATTTGGTAAAACTTTGGGCTGGCGTTTTTTGCTTCTAGGCGCCCGTGCTTGTTGTTTACGTAAATATCGCGGTCAAGCGGCACAAAATAACCAGTAGTGTTTATATCTATAATGGCGGGGCACTTAGAAGCGGCTGGCACGTATTCTACGCTTGCCTTTGATCGCCTTACTTCTTCAGCCATTGTTTTGTACCACTCAAAACGGTGCTTGCGTGCCTCAACTACTGGGTAAGCTTCTGCCATTCCATCAGTTACGTGGAAAAATCTTATGGTGCGCATTATGCCTCCCTCATTTTACGAGCAATAAACTCGCTAAGCTTTTCTAGCATTCTTGCGGCCGTTAACTCTGTTAATGTCAGCGTCATAGGCTTTTGCCCGCTTTTTGGTACGACAATCATTTCTAAGCTGTTCTCGTCTTCCATGTTGTCGCGCAAGTAAATTAGGTGCGGTAACAACGCTTCATTCGAGGCGTAGCTGTACTGCAGATGCAGCTCGCTCTCCTCGTCCAAGTGTGTAGTGTCCATAGGTTTCCGAAATGGTTTTTTGGCTAGTTTGCGTAAAGTCAGCCACGTCTGCGATAGGTACGCCATCTTCTAACATCCAAGTTATTGCTGTGTGTTTTAACATGTGCGGAGTAACGCGCTGTATTTCGGCGCGTTTACTAGCTTGCTGTAGGCCCGTCACAGCGCTTTTTATGGGCCTACCCGCATACTCAACTACAAAATCTGTAAGGGCTTGCTGTCTCTGCTTGACAAGCGCCCCAGCAAGCACGCTATTGCCAAGCAACGGCACTACACCACGGCGCTTACGGTTCCGTGGCGCATCAAACCTACGTAAGTCGATACGGCCGTTTGCATTACTTTTCGGGAAAACAACATCATCCCACGTTAAAGTAAGGATTGCGGCGTTACGTGCGCCGGTGCCCAGTGCAAGAAGTATATACAACCGTATATGGCTGGCGGCGTGTAGCAATAACCGCCGTGCTTCGCTTTTGGTTATAAATTTTTCACGCGGCTTACCTTCTAACGGCAGCCACATAAGTGGGGGGTGCTGTAGCCTGCCGCTTTTATGTGCGTAATTAAGGGCAGAGCGCAAATCAACCAGTTCGCGGCGTATGGTGTTGTCTTTGACAATCTTAGCTGTTTTCCAGCCATCGCGTAAAAACGGCTCTGCTTTTCGCTTGCCATAATATTCACGACATATTGCAGGGTTTATAGCGCTAGCAGGCAAGCTTCCCAAATGGCGCAGTAGGTGCGCAAATAGCTTTTTACCATATTTGTCCACAACGCCTTTTTCTTCTTTGTACAAATTTATGCAGGCTTCTATATCAAGTTCAGCCGCCCGAGGGGCGGCCTGCTCTGCTTTAATAAAATCTGCTAGGGCATGAAGGGCAGCTTCATACTTGCTCTGGCGGGTGCTGACTTTTCGATCTCGCCCATTCCAGTTTCCGACAATGTAGTAATACTGTCCCTGCTTTTTGAGCCTTGGGTGCTTTCTTGGCCGTGGCATTCGCTCCTCCGTAAAAATTCTTGCAACTGATCTTCACCCACGCGGCGTGCGCGCCCAAATAGGCGGCTTTCCAGCCGCCCATCAGAAATAAGTGTGTAAACAGTTCGGGTGCCAATGCCCAAGCGCTCAGCTACTTCGCTGATTTTGTAGTGCGGATTAGAATGGGATTTCATCATCATCCATACCTCCACCATTGTTAGGGTTAGAGTTGCCCGTGCTGTCGCTCATACCACCTTGTTCGCCGCCTTTACTCTTGCCATAAGAGAAGTCGCCAACACGCAACTGCAGTGCGCGCCCTTCAGTTCCATCATCTTTTTGCCAAGTGCGTTCGGAAAGCTCGCCGTTAACAAAAATTTGCTGGCCTTTAACCAAGCTTTGCACAACTTTTTCGGCTCGCTGCCCCCAGATAGTGCAATCAATCCAAAGTGTGCTTGCGTTGTCGCCGTAGCCTACGTTGCTGGCAATACGGAAGCTGGCCAGTTGTTGGCCGCTGTTTGTTGTGCGCAGTTGGGCATCTGCAACAATGCGCCCCTCACATGAGAATACATTCATACTTATTACTCCTTATAACGCCACTTCGGCGGGTTGTGTTGGTTTAAACTGGTCTACGGTGCAGCCAATGCGTTCACAGGCTGGCAGGTAGCAGGTGTCGTATACCTTTTGGGTTAGCTTAGGCACGCCAACGGTATCGGCATACTTGTGGCTCACGTTACGAATTTCTTTTAAAACTTCGTGTACATGCTCCGCTGTTTGGGCGCTGCCAAGCGCATCCTTACAGGTGGCAGCCCATTGGCCAAGGCTTTCTTTGTTCGGGCGTACCTGCGTGACTTTGGCGCCGGGAAACGTCTCCAAGATTGCTTTAACGGTTTTATCCGCTGCAATCTTGGCCTCCACTTCACCCTCTAGGTCTGGCGCACCAGAAAAGGCTTCATCTAGCTTATTGCTGCCACCAGCCTTGGGCTGGTTTATGTTGGCCGCTGCCTTGGCACTTACGCCTGCAGGCTTAGCTTCTTTAAACTCGTCGGCTTCTTCTTCGCTGTACACATCGCCGTGCAAGCCAACTAGCTTAAGTATCACGCGGTCTTTGGCGCGCTTTTCTGCCATAGCAAACGGGTAGCTGTTTTTGTTGTTGTACGGCGCAGCTTCGCCAATACTCCACTCTGTCTTTTCACCAAGATGGCCAACAACCATAATAACGGCTTCTTTTTTGCTAACATCGTTTGCAATAATTTGCGGCGGGTCGAAGCGCACGTTTTTGTGCGCGGCAACCTTTTCCAACGCCTTGTGCAACAGCACAAACGTACCGTGGCAATCCCAGCCTGCATCGTTAGGCGTTAAGCCAATTTCACGCAAAACCTCGCCTACTTTTTCGGGCACATTGTGTTTCTTAGCCATTATTTCATCTCCTTAACGGTAAGGGTTCTTTGGGTGCGCGCAGCCACAACATATTCAGCCACATCGCGGCTAGGCGCTTTAAGCACAAAGCCGTTTGTGGTGGCGGCGCCAGCGTCACCAATCTTGTCCATAAGTTTGTTTTTTGTTGCGCGTATTTTGCTGGTTAAATCCTTTTCCTCTTTCTTGAGGCTAAGGTAATCGCTGCACAGTGTTGGCAGTTCGTTGTCGCCAGTTAAGTCAACTTCATCTACCTTAGCGCGCGGAAAGCGCGCTTTAATTGCCTTTTCTGTAGCGGTGCTGCCGTCTACGGGCGGCTCTTTGCCGTCTGCAATGTTTTGCCAGAACTTTTTGCTTGCTACGATAATGTTGGCAATGGTGGGGTCATGGCGGCGGTAGAAGTACACGTAAGGTTGGTTGCCACCCACCAAGGCGCCTAAAACGCCCCATGTGTACCCCATAACGGCCATGTAATGCTGTAGCTGAATAATGTACTGCAGCGGCGGTTCATCGTCCGTCCACTTTTGGTTGTGGATCATGCCATCAACATTTTTTATTTCAAAAACGCCCGGCCCCTCAATATCGTCGCCAAGTGCTTCATGCACTGCATGGCTTGGATATTGTAAAACGGCATCTGGAGTGCTGCCTAAGCGTGCTTGGCCATCGCGATAGAAGTAAGTGCTTTCTGTATACAGGCATTCGTTTTGGTCATAACCAAGGTCTTCGGCAATGCCATCGCGAATACTGTATTCCAAGCGGCGCCCCCACTGCATGCGGGTGCTATCAGTGAAGTCGGGCGGCGTTGCACCCGTCTTTTCCATGTACAAGCTGTACACGCTGCCCCACATGCTTGCGCCAAGTAGTGCAGCGGCTTCACTACCACCAGTGTACCCGCGGCGTATTTCCAGCCATTCAGCGCGGCCGTTATAGACTTTGCATTCTGGACGGTAACCATCAATAGCGGCGGGAAAATCGTTTACTAAAAGTGCCATAATTTACCTCGTATAGTTGGGTTAAGGTTTCCAAACTATACAAGGCAAATATGACAAAAGCAACTAGAAACATTGCCAATGGCATGCGTAGTTGTGCGGCTAGTTTATTGGGGGTGCCGCGTTAACGCTCAGATTGCGATGAACCCAAGCCACTGGACGGGCCATTCTAATGCGAACATTGGGCACAGGTGGCACGTTCCAACCAATAAGCGTCCAAAGCGTTGGGTCGTTAGTTGCGGCAATACGTCGATAGTATTGTCCACCCCCCTCCAATTCCACAACGCACTCAACATTGGTTTGCGCCAGTTCATGTAAGTTCCCCGCTGCGCGAGTAACGTACAGCACATCACCTTCGCGGTATTGTGGATACGCGGCCATATCTTTAACAACTATGGCCTCAAGTAATTGTTCTCCATCCGCAAATGGCGGCAAAGCAACATATTCTTCGCTTTCTGGTGGAAATATTTCACCATTTTTCATTATTGCTATAACCCTCACTTTTCGGCCAGTGGCCGATCCAAAAGCGAGCCATTGCCTGTCTATTTGTAGTGCGCGGCAAAGCGACAAAACCTGTTCAAGGTTGGGTTCGTTTTTATCACGTTCCCAATGTGCTACAGCGCTTTGACTGACTGATAGGCGGTTTGCTAAATCAGCCTGTGATAGGCGCGCTGACATTCTTGCCTCACGCAACCTTCCTCCTAAACTTGACATTTTATCATCCTTGTCAATCTCTTTTTGATATGAAGCTTCGATTTTATGAAAAATCGCTTAATGACATTTTGTAATTGCCTTGCTAGGATGATGGCGGGCCTATGGACGGGTTAGCCCAACCAGCCACCCGCCGCCCAAATTTAGAACCCGTGTTCAAACTGAAGGATATTTTTGAATGCAAATGCCAGTAGAAGCAATAATTGCAAAATTTAGCACCCAAAGACACTTGGCCAATCTTATTTCCGTTGACCAAAGCACTATTGCTCAGTGGAAAAAAAGAGGTTCCATTCCAAGCAATCGCATTCAAGATATTATAAAAGCGGCAAAGCACGCTGATATCCCCCTTACGTATGCTGATTTTTTTGAAGCAGCATAGTTGTAACTGTCATGGGTTATGACGAATTGTCAAGTATAAGGTTTATAATACCCGCTGCGCCCGTTGCAAAAGCACGGCCACGCACAGTTACTATGCGTAATGGCAAAAAGCGGACGTACACCCCAGCCAAAACGAATGAATACGAGCAGCTAGGGCGATTTCATGCCCAGCAAGCAATGAAAAAGCACAAGATAATGCTGCAGGCCGTAAGAATGGTTTGCCGTTTAGAAGTGCCAATACCCAAGTCGTGGTCAAAGAAAAAGCGAAAGGAAGCTGCCAGTGGCAATTTGCGCCCAATAACCCGCCCGGATGTTGATAACTACGTGAAAGCAATTTTAGATTGCTGTAATGGGGTTTGCTTCAAGGACGATAGCCAAGTTGTCGAATTGGTTGTGACCAAGGTTTATAGCCACGAGCCTAAAGCAACCATACAACTAATGGAGATACCCCATGCGAACCAAATTACCGACCCGCAGGATTGCGGAGAACTTTCGAGTGCAGACTGGGCAGCAGCGTTTCGTTTGCACAGCAGGCTATGAGTATGAAACAGGAAACCTGCGCGAACTGTTCTTTAATGATCGTGGAAAAATTGGCAGTGGGTTGGATGATATGCTGTACGATATTGGCGTATTGTGTTCGTTAGCCTTGCAATATGGCGCCGATGGCACGGACTTAATACGCAGTATGTGCAAGGATGCCGATGGAAATCTGGCTTCGCCAGTGGGGCAAGCTCTTGAAAAAGCTTTAATTTACGAAAAAGAACACAAAGAAGCTTTACAGAAGGTAATTTCTCCGCATAATTTGGGCAATGACAAAACGTCATACCCAACGGAGTAAATTATGGCAAATGACACTACAGCGTACATGCCGCTGTGGGTAGGTGACTACTTAGCGGATACGCAGCACCTTACCACAACCGAGCATGGCATATACTTACTGCTCATTATGCACTACTGGCGTAATGGGCCAATCCCTACTGATAAACGCAAATGTATGCGCATTTCTGGTGTTACTAGATACAGTTCTTGCGCAACCATCTTGGAAGAGTTCTTTACAGAAACCAGTGGCAAATGGCACCACAAGCGTATCGATAAAGAACTGCAGAAAATTAAAGATTATCAATCACGTAGATCAGATGCAGGCAAGGCTGGGGCGGCCGCCAGATGGAATGGCAAACGCATAGCAAACGCATCCGATGGCCATAGCGCTCGCAATGGCACTCATACTCATACCCATAATAATAAATATATATTTGTGGGTGATGTGTTTCGGCTAACTACAAAAACGTTAGGCGACTTTACCAAGATGGGCGCCGCAGAAGCGGACATTTTGGCCGAAACTAAAAAAGCAGATGAATACTACCATGCCCGAATACAGGATGGGCACGAAAGCGAAGATTTCCGCTATAGCTCAACAGCGTTTTTCAAGCTTTCAAACTGGTTAGGAAATCATTTCAAAAAAGGCTCTGTGGCGCAGGGCAATAAAAAACCGCGGATAGTTTCCGCAATATGAGGATAGCATGGAACCCAACTTTTTTGACGCCTTGGAGCGCGAGGATGGCATTAAGCTGCCAAAATCAGCGCCCGGCACATACAAGATAAATTGCCCAAACTGTAACGGTAAGGGAAGTAAAGGTTACGAGGGCAAAACCCTAAGCGTAACATTGGACGAAAAAGGTGCCGTTTGGTACTGCAATAGGCAAAACAACTGTGGCCACACTGGCAGTCGGATGTTTGAACGCCCAGAAGAAACGTGGCGCTTTCAGAAGCAAAAGAAGGTTTACAAGCGGCCGCCAGAGCCAGCAAAGCAAGATGCTGGGTTAGACCCGCGTGTTTACGCTTGGTTTGAAAGCCGTGGTATAAGCAAGGAAACGGTGGATGCTTGGGGTGTATATACCCAAGATAGGTTTACGGATGGACAACAGCGAAGGTGGGTTGCCTTCCCCTTCCGCGATTTCGAGCAAAACTTGATTAACGTTAAATACCGCACGGTAAGCGATAAGCGGTTTATGCAAGAAAAAGATGCGGAGCAAACCTTCTATGGCCTTAACATGTGCGAAGAAGGAAAGACACTGTACATTGTCGAGGGCGAAATGGATGCGCTTAGCATGTACGAAGCTGGTTATCGCAACGTTGTTAGTGTGCCTAGTGGTGGCATTAGCGCAAAATCCATAGGAAAGCTGGCAGAAGATAGCGACAAGTTTCTTTTTCTTAACCACGCTGGAGATTGGCTAGACCAGTTTGACCATTATGTTTTGGCCTGTGACTTTGACGAAGTAGGCAAGGCGCTTATGGAGGAAGTTAGCCGTAGGCTGGGCAGGGAAAAGTGTTGGCGTGTGCATTGGCCCAAGGGCACAGACGAGCAATACCTAAAGGATGCCAACGATGTTCTTATTGCCAGTGGAGTAGATGGGCTGCGAGAAGCCGTTGAGGCGGCCGAGCCGTGGCCTATACAGGATATACACAGCGTGCAAGATTACGCTGCAGAAGTGTGGAAGCTGTACAGGGGCGAATTCGATAAGCCATTAAGCACAGGGTTTCCGAACCTAGACGAACATATGAAAATACGGCCGGGCGAAATATCCGTGGTTACTGGCATACCCAATAGCGGTAAGTCAGAAATGATGGACGCAATAATGCTTAACATGGTCGAAGCCCATAAATGGAAATTTGGCATATGTTCTTTTGAGAACGCGCCGCGCTTTCATATTGCCAAGCTTGCGGAAAAGGTAATTGGCGCTCCGTTTTTTGCGGACAACGCACCAGTTCGCAGGGCAAGCGAACGCGAGGTGCAAGATGCCATGGTGTACCTAAACGATAATATCCAGTTTATACGTGCGGACGACCCCGACAAAAGGCCACCAAACATTGATTGGATCATTGATAGGGCTAAGGCCATGGTGCGGCAGTTTGGCATGCGTGGGCTGGTTATTGACCCATACAACGAAATTGAAAGTACGCGCAGCCAAAACATGAGCGAAACAGAATTTATTTCGTATCTGATAAGTAAGATTAAGCGCTTTGCCCAAACCTACGAGGTGCATGTGTGGGTTGTTGCGCACCCGCGCAAAATGAACAGCGTTGATGGTGAAACACCGATCCCCGGCCTGTACGATATTTCTGGTAGTGCGCACTGGGCGAACAAGGCAGATTTAGGCTGGTGCGTAAGCCGTGATAGGCAAGACCAAACCAAGCCTACGGAACTGCATGTTTTAAAGGTTAGGTTTAAAGAATGTGGCAGCGCTGGCGGCATTGCCAAGTTTCGCTGGGATAGGTGGAGCGGGCGTTATACTGGCGTTACGGACGAGCCAGAAGCGGCGCCTTTACGCTACACTGGTGGCGCTAGTTATCAGCCGTATTCTGATTAATAATTTCACCCATGGCACGCTCCACGTTTACATCGTGGGGCAAGCCCATACGCTGGCGCTCCCACATAAGGGCAAGTATTAGCGGCACTTCTGGTGGCAGCTTACGCGCGCCAGAAACCCAGCGCCTCACAGTAGTATCATCGCGGCCAATAAAACGGGCAAACTTCCGCTGCGCACCGCGGCCTAGTAGCTTTTCGATGGTAGCTTTGAAGTCTTCTGGTGTCACAGGTATCTCTAGCAAATTTGTTTTCATGCCCCCTTTATATAGCCATTGGCACTACAGGTAAAGCACAAACGACCAAAAAAAAGCCCCGCCGAAGCGGGGCCATTCCGTGAGTAGGTTTATTAGGCAGCGTGCGCAAGCTCCCGCCACTGTCCGGGCTTTAGGTCAAGTATCTGGCCACCAATGCCCTCTAGTTCCGTAGCGCGCTCATAGCTGTCTACGTCTTGGCTAAACCGTGTCACCGCATTTAGCAAGCCGTAAGCGCTTAGGTCGCCCCCTTCGATCAAGTGGGTAAGGATACCTTTTTGCTCTTGCTCTGGCATAATGAAGCGGCGCCCAAGTTCTTCCACAGTACCTACAGGGTCGGCAATGCGGCTACTGTTTGCGGCTTCGCGCATCTTATCAACAACCTCTTTAAACTTAAGGTCGTTAGCTGCAGCACGCACCAGATCGCGTATCTTAAGCAACAGTGCTTGGTCGTCAGCTTGCATGGCCTCGTCGCTGTATAGCTCGTACACATCTTCCTTGGTTTCAATATTGCGGCCAATGTGGTTTGTGCGGCTACCAGCTCCGGGCACTGTCATACCGTTCTTGCAAACCAAGCGATAAACAAACATGCCCACGGTAACGGCGCCATGGCCCACCTCTGAGTTGCGGATGCTAATGCCAGCTTGCACCACATCACCCACGTTTACCTCCGCTTGCACTTGCGGCAAGATTGCTTTGATAAACATGTTTTTGTCGGTAAGCGCTGTGCTTTCAATTCGCACCTCTGGCAACTCGCTAAGGGCTGGCAGGGCAGCGTGTGCAATAGCGTAGTTGTCGATACGGCGGTAGCGGTCTGATAGCCAAGCGCGTGCAGTGTTTGTGCCGTTGCTAAGGGCGCGAACCATACGCTTGCTAGGCTCATGCTGAAGCCAGTGGTTTACGTTGTCCATAAGCAGCGCAGGGGCGTCTGCACGCATGCGGTCATAATATTTCTTGGGCACGCCAAGGTTATTGCAGATTTGGCTGTGTGCAATGTCGTTAATGCCAAACTGTTCATCGCCAATAATAAGTGAAGCGCCATCACTATCGGCCATGTATTCAAGGTTGCGGGTATCCAAAACGAAGTCACGCTTTTGGTTTTCCAATGTTTCCAAACGCTGCGCTAATTCGGTAAGTGTAAATTGCTGTTTCATAGTTGGGTTCTCCAGTTGGGTTATTACTAAGTGAAATAAATATATAGCCATTGGCTACGCTTTGCAACTCCTTTTGCACAAAATGGCATAATGGCGCAAAGAAAAAGAAACCCCCCAAGTTGCCAAGGGGGGTTTGCATGCGGTTACCCTGTGTACACTTCGTACCAAGTTTTACCGCTATCGTCAGTGTGCCGCTTTACGTGCGGGTCAAACGGAAAGCCGTAGCTGGCGCCTTGTATGCCTTTTATGCAATCACGCAGTGCGTGGCATTCGGCGGCAAGCTCATCGGAGTAAGCATAACGGCAAAGGTTAAAACCAATGTACGCGCCGTTATTAAAAAAGTCCTTCTTGCGATAGGCTTCTAAACCTTCGGGAAACCGTTCCGCTATAAAGCGGTTAATATCCTCAAGGCCGTTAATAACGAACTTGCCGTCCTTAAGTTCAAAGTCACTCATAGAGCGCTCCTTTCGTTGGGTTAAATTGTCAAAGAACGTGCTTTGGGGTCACCCCCGCCGCAAACGCATTATAGCACCATTGGCACTATTTTGCAACTCCGCGCATTTTGGTGCATAATAAAAAACCCCCGCAAAAGCAGGGGTTTAAGGGGTGAAGCGCCTAATTTCGGTTGGGTTAGTCGAGCATTAGGAATTGCGCTGGTGTTATGCAGCTATTGCGTTCAGTCCAGTACGTTTCATCCCAAGTTTCACAGCCCAGCATGAAGTTAAAAAGGGCAAACATAAAGAAAAGTGCAACCACCGCCATTGCTAGTGTTGCGCCGATGGCTTGAAGTGCTTTCTGCCAAAATGTTGTTTTATACTGCTCAAGATGCATTGTTGGGTCTCCTTTATTGCATGTACGTGCATTATAGCGCATGGCTATGCAAGAGCAACTCTTTTATTACGTATCGTCATAGACAAATTAAGGTTTTAATGATACCAATGGCATGAATATGGTGGAGGCAGCTAAAATGCCCAAAAAAACAAAGGTACCGAAGAAGTACACTGAAGGCTTAAGTAGCAGCGCCGCAAGCAGGCGTAAGGCCGCCATTAGGGCGCGCGCGAAATCCCCCGTTTACGATTATTCACCATTGCCCGGCGATAAAACCGCCAGCGGCAAGCAGCGGAAAACAAAAGAGAGCCAGCACACGAAGGCTTACCGCAAAAAGTTTGGGGGTAAAGGTGCCACTAAAAAATAAAACGGCAGACAAGGCGCTTGCCACCAAGGCAAAGGCTACAGGCATCCCCAAACGGTTGTTGGAACAAGTTTACCGCCGCGGCGCAGCGGCGTGGTCAGCGGGACACCGCCCCGGCGCTACACAGCAACAATGGGCACTGGCGCGCGTGAATTCTTTTGTAACTAAGGGCAAGGGCACATGGGGCGGCAACGATAAAGACATCGCCAAAAAAGTGCGTGAAGCCAAAAAACGAAAAAAATAGGGCAGATGTATGGTGCGGGATCGCAGTGAAGACTTAACGGCCGATCTAATGCACTGGACACGTACCATGCTGAGCCGGCCCTACGAAAGCTTAAACGGCATGGCGTTGTGCCCATTTGCACATGATGCGTGGGCACGCAACCGTGTTCTGGTGCTAGATTGCAGCGGCGACATGTTCGCCAAGATGGCAGTTGCGAAAAATTCGTTTTGGTACCTGCAGGCGCTAATGCGTAAGGATATTATTATTCTTTGCGACTTAGAGTACGACAGGTACAGCCAAGACCAACTTTTCAGCTTCACTGACCAGCTTTTGGCAGAAGATAACAACGGTATTTGGCTGATACCATTCCACCCAGATGCCACCGAATTTAGCCCAGTAGATGAATATAGCGTGGACGATTACGACCCGTTGCTGGGTGAAGATTACGCTATGTGCTTTGTTCAGCCGACAAGCCATCTGAACAGAGCATCAAGGGCGTTAGAAGCCGCTGGTTACTACGCCCAGTGGGATGGCTTGGATTTCAACGAAGTAAAACTCAGAAGGAGATACGGCGATGGCGATGGGTAAGAAAAAAGGGCGCGGTAAAGGCCGCGGCGGCAAGAAGAAGTAAGCATGACATCGGCAGCCCAAGATACTCGCGCGTTCATTCAGCGTGAAACCGCGGAAACGCGGGCTGTCGAAGCTTTGTTCGCACAACGCTTGCAGCGTGCTTGGAAATGTGAGTTGCGGAAGCTGGGTAAAACCTACAGTCCAGATTTCTTAGCTACGCGAAACGGCAAGGGTGTAGCTTGGGTAGAACTGAAATGCCGTTTTGGCCAAGATTGGGCGCAATATCCCACCTACATGGTCGCGGTAAAAAAATGGGAAAAGTGTTTGGCTTTGGCTGAAACCCCCAACATCAGTTTGCCTTGGTTACTAGCTGTGGCGGTCGATAACGGCGATTACTGGGTAAACGCACGCGACCTGCAAGGTGTTGATTTACAGGTATCCATGGGAGGGCGCACAGACCGTAATTGGGCAGAGGACCAAGAACCGTGTGTGTTCATACCGAAGAAATATTTTAGGAAACTGCCAGATGGCATTTAATGTAGAAATGCAGCCGATTGATCGGCCAAAACCTTATGATAACAACCCGCGGCAGATCACGCCCGAAGCTGTAACCAAAACGGCAAGCAGCATTAAAGAATACGGGTGGCGGCAGCCGATTGTTGTGGATGAAGATAACGTTATTTTGGTTGGCCACACTAGGTTAATGGCCGCTAAATCGTTAAATATGACTGAGGTGCCCGTGCATATTGCAAAGGGCTTGACCGAAGAACAAAAGCGCGGCTACCGCATTGCAGATAACCGCACAGGAACAGAAAGCCGCTGGGAATTTCCCCTTCTTAAAGAAGAATTGCAGGCGTTAAACATTACAAATTTCGATTTGGCTTTAACGGCATTTGATCCGGGCGAGCTAAACGACTTGCTGAACTTTGAACTGGACGCATACGACAAGTACGACGAGGGTGAAAAGGGCAGTATGACTGATAATTTCGGTGTACCGCCGTTTAGCGTGTTGGATACCCGACAGGGGTACTGGCAAGAACGCAAGACCATGTGGGACACCATAATTGGTGACCAAGGTGAAAGTAGGGAAAATACTCTTGCGGCTAAAGGAAGTGTCATGGAGGGCATTGGCAGCGTGTCGTTACTTGACGCTACGCTTGCTGAAATTATGTGCAGATGGTTTGGCAAAGAAGATTACCATGCGTTTGACTGTTTTGCAGGCGATACTGTGTTTGGTTTCGTATGCGCTAGCCTTGGCATGGACTTTACAGGGATAGAGTTGCGCCCAGAGCAGGCAAAACTCAATAACGACAGGGTAAGCCAAGCAGAATTAAGCGCACGGTATATCTGCGATGACGCACTTAATATGGATAAGCATATTAAGGACGAAAGCATGGATTTCTTCTTTAGCTGCCCCCCTTACGCAGACTTGGAGGTGTATAGCGATGATCCAAAAGATTTATCAAACATGGGCCACGATGAATTTTTCGAGGTTTATAAAAAGGCGCTTGTTAATACCTATGCGAAACTTAAAGAGAACCGTTTTGCGGTGGTTACAATCAGCGAAGTGCGCAACAAAAAAGGCACTTACATTGGGTTGGTTCCGAAAACCATAGATTTCATGGTGGACGCGGGCTACCACTTTTACAACGAACTTATCCTAGTGAACAGCGCTGGCACGTTACCGCTGCGTGCAGGTAAGAGCATGAATAGCAGCCGCAAGGTTGGCCGCATGCACCAGAACGTTCTCGTCTTCTACAAAGGCAACCCCAAAAACATTAAGGCCGAGTATGGCGATGTTGTGGGTAGCTGGGGGCCAGAGGAGGCGCAAGCATGAGCCACAGCATACAGGGCAAATTGGTTACTGCAGACTTGTGGACAAAGTTCGACTTGAACGATTGGCCAACGTTACGGGAAATGTGCGAGGCAGCGCTGGATAAAAGCAATATGACGGTTGTTAAGGTTACGGCGCACAAGTTTGTGCCGCAAGGCGTGACAGCGGTTTGGATATTAGCTGAAAGCCATATGGCGGTGCATACATACCCAGAAGAAGGGTTTGTGGCCGTGGATGTGTTTACGTGCGGTAACGAAGGCGATCCCGGTGCAGTGGTGGTGGAGTTGTCGAAGCAGCTAGCAGTTACCCATTTTGTGGTGAATGAAGCAAAGCGTGGCGATAAGATGAAGGCGTATGGGTGATGGATTTAGAAGTACCCAAGTTAACAGCGGTTGTGCAGTTGCTAGCGGCATCTGCAGCGCTTGTGGGCGGCGGGTACACGGCCGTCACTAAGTTAGGGTGGTTAGATAAACCAATACTGGAATGGGCGCCCGAGCATTTCGAGGTAAGCAGCGGGCCAGCTACGGGCGAATACAAGGTAACTGTAGCGCGAGAAAAATTGCGCGACGATTGCACTGTTGAGGACTTTGTATTGGATGTGCGCGATAGCGAGTACATTATACACAAAGGCATTCCCAGCATTACTAAGTTTATGGGGCCAGCCAATAACCGTGTCGATACGTTTGCATACACGTTTACCTTTGCCGAACCAAGCGCAGTGGCAACAGGTGAAGCAACGCTGGTTGCATACATAAACTATGGGTGCCCAGAGGGGCCAGTAGTGGTTACGTATCCAGACCATGAAAACCTGCGCTTTAACGTTACGGAGCAAGGCAATGGCTAAAAAGTTAACAGCAAAGGAGAAGTGGGAGCGTTATAACAAACGGACCAATAAAAACATGGCAGCGCACAACGCTTCTGGGGGAAGTGTACGCAAACCCGTACGTCAAGTAAGCGGTGCAAGCGACAAGGATAAATATGATCGCGCCAAATTTATAAGCCGCAAGGCCACGCAAGTGCTAAGCCTACGGCAGCCGCTAAAGGATAAGGATGGCGACCCTACGCCAGCGGCAATGCAGTTTAAGCGTTGGGCAGCACCTACGCCCAAAACTTATGACGATGTAAGGAAACTAAAAGCTTCGGCAACCAAGCAAAAAGAACGTTTGGCGAAGAAGCTAGGAAAAAAATAAGGGCCGGTGGCCCTTACTGTAATTTATGCAACGTTGCCTATGTGGGCGTCACGTCCCTCAGCCGTAATAGCATAAATGCCCCAAGGCCGGTGGCGGGGGTTCGCACAAGCAAACTTTATAGCTTGTTCTTTGTCGGGAAACTGGTGGCGCTCGTATTTGCCACGCCCAGCAAATGTAACGGCTTTAAAGTACGCGGCGGTGTCGCGAATTTCTACTTCATGGGGCAGTGTGCAGTACTCAGTGTATTTCATATCAAGCTCCTTGGGTTAATTGGCTTATCCCTAATATAGTGCCAATGGCACTACTATGCAAGGGAAAATGTGGGGTGATGGTATGATAGATCCAATTACGGCAGTTGGTCTGGCCACCAGCGCTTTTAACGCGCTTAAGCAAGGCATAGCAGTCGGCCGAGATTTGCAGGATATGACAGGGCAGTTGTCCCAATGGGGCAAGGCATTTAGTGATTTTAAGTACGCGGAGGATAAGGCGCAGAACCCCCCGTGGTACAAATTTGGAGGCAGCGATCAAGAAACCGCAATCGAAATTTTTGCGCAAAAGAAAAAAATGGAAAACATGCGCAAGGAAATAAAGGCGTTTATTTCGTGGCATTATGGGCCAAGCGCATGGGAGGAGGTGCTACACATAGAAGCACAAATGCGTAAGCAGCGTAAGGAAGAGCTTTACCGCAAGGAGGAAATTAAGCGCCAAATTATAGAATGGACTGTCGGTATATTGGCTGCAGCAATAGGCGTAATGATTATGGGTTTCGTGTTGTGGTTAATTGGAAAGAACCAAGGCAGATGGTGAATGAAGCTGGTGCAGGTAAGCCGCGCAAAATATGGCCTGTACGATAAAGGTGGGCGTTTAGTGCTGTTAACAAGTAATAGAAGGGTTGCTGAGAATTACCAAAAGAACCCTATTCCCATAAAGAAAACCGCCCCGAAGGGCGGTAGTCATATGAGGAGTAAATGAACAAAATCCATCGTGACATAAGATCGTGGATCAACATTGAGGCGGTTTTTGGCAATAGTCAAGTACGAAAAGTACGTAAAAGAAGCAAAAGTATTGCCAATGGCTACAGGAGGGTGATATGTCTAAGGACAACAATGTAGTTAAGTTTCCAGAACCAGAATACTTGCTGGAGTGTAACTGCGGAAGGACAGATTTCCGCTTAATACTAGGCGAAGAGCGGCCGCTAGCAGTGCAAAAAGTTGAATGCGGTTGTGGTGAGTGGGTTGCAAGCATCGAAGAAGTGCTGGCGGCCGTAGAGGCAAACAACAAGGGCGAATAAACACACGCTATAAAAGACATGGCAGATCAGAGCGAAACCAAAAAGGCACAGGAAGAACGCAAAAAACGGGGTCGGCCGAGCTATAAGGCCACCCAAAAAGATCGCGATCAAGTTGCCAAATTAAGTGGCCTTGGCATGACCGCTGAGGGCATTTGCGACATTATGGGGTTCAGCCGTTCCACTTTGTTTAAGTATTTTGGCGATGAGCTAAAGGTGGGGGGCAGTTCCGCTGGGGCTACGGTTATGTCTAAAGCTTTTTCCATGGCTACAAGCGGTAAGCACCCAGCTATGACTATGTTCTGGTTAAAGTGCCGTGAGGGTTGGCGCGAAACACAAACGGTCACGCACGAAGAAGTGCCCGCCGTTATTGTTACCACTTCTGATAAGGCGGCCGAGCAATGAACAAATTTGCCGCACAAGCATTCCGCGATTATGTGGAGGGGCGCGAAGAAGTAGAGCGCGACCCAACGGTGCGGATAAATTTAACACCACCACAAAGCCGCGTATTTAGTTCTAATGCGCGGTTTGTTGTTAATGTGGCTGGGCGGCGTAGTGGCAAAACGCACCTAGCGCGTACAAAGTTATTTGTAGAAGCCAACAACCACCCTAACCGTAGGTGTTGGTACGTGGCGCCTACCTACCGCATGGCCAAACAGATCATGTGGCAAGAAATGAAAGAGCTTGTGCTTAACAGCGGGCGGCAAAAAGGCATACCAAATGAAACGGACATGTCTATTAGCCTACTGAACGGCAGCACCATTGCGTTGCGTGGCGCAGATAACCCAGACAGCTTGCGCGGCGTGGGTATCGACTACCTTGTGCTTGACGAAGTGCAAGACATGAGCCAGCAAGTATGGGAGGCCGTGTTATCGCCTGCGTTGGCCGATAGGCAGGGTAGCGCCATGTTTAGCGGCACGCCTAAAGGTTACAACTGGTTTTACGATTTGTGGCAGCAAGGCCATGAGGAAGATGACTGGGCGTGCTTCCGCAATACCACGCTTGAGGCAGGCATTGTACCAGAGGCCGAAATAGACAAGCAGCGCCGCACAATGGATGCGCGGTTGTTTAGGCAAGAGTTTGAGGCCAGCTTTGAAACGCTAGCAGGCCGTGTTTACCAGCCGTTTACACGCGAAGTGCATGTAACAGACGAAGTGCAGGACTTTGGCGGTGAAATATTGGTTGGCATGGACTTTAACGTTAACCCCATGTGCGCGTGTTTGGGCATGCGGGTAGCAGACCAGCTACACATATTTGACGAAATTGTGCTGCCAGACGCCAATACGGAGCTTATGGCGCGGCGTTTGGATGGTGACTATGGCCAACGTGCTATAACCATTTACCCCGACCCAGCGGGCAGACAGCGGCGCACAAGTGCAGCACTGGGTGAAACAGATTTAACGATTTTGGAGCGCTACGGGTTTACAGTTAACGCACCCCGCCGCGCGCCTATGGTTGTTGACCGCATAAACGAGGTTAACGCCATGTTGGAGAACAGCGAAGGTGAACACCGCCTGTTTATCCATCCAAGGTGCAAGCAGCTTGTGAAAAGCTTGGAGGGCTTGACCTACAAAGAGGGCACGAACCAGCCAGATAAGGCGGCAGGGCTAGACCACATGACGGATGCCTTGGGCTATCTGGTACACGGTACGTTCCCAATTAACAGCGATGTTGTAGGCGCGGTGCGCGTGCGTGGATACTACTAGAGGGGGCAGCTATGCCAATTACCGATAAGCACACAGAATATGAGGATTACCAAGCACAGTGGCGGCGCGTGCGCGATTGTATTGCTGGTGAGGATGCAGTGAAGGGCAGTACAACTATGCACTTGCCTAAACCAGAAAACATGTTGCCAGACCAGTACGAGGCGTACATTACGCGGGCAATGTTTTATGGTGCAACCGGCCGAACCCTAGCTGGCCTAAGTGGCGCGGTATTCCGTAAACGCCCCTTTGTGCAGGTGCCCGACCGGCTGCGGGAAGCATTATACAACATTACGCTTACAGGTGTCCCGTTTGATACGTTTTCGCAGCGGGCGGTAGAGGAAACGCTTGCGATGGGGCGCTATGGTGTCCTTGTTGACCGCCCGCCAGAGGAGGAAGGCCGTGCTTACTTACGCGGTTACCCAGCGGAAAGCATTACCAACTGGCGTACAGTTGCTACAAACGGCAGCGAAAAGCTTGAGCAAATTATACTTAGCGAAAAAGCATTCCGCGTAAATGACGATGGCTTTGGCACCGAAAGTTACGAGCGTTACCGCGTGTTGGAGTTAGACGAAGAAGGTTACTACCGTGTGCGCGTGTTCGTGGAAGGACGCGATATTGACACCTATAACCTAGTAGAAGAATACACGCCCACAAAGCGTGGGGAGCGGTTGGATTACATACCGTTCCAATTTTTTGGCCCAACTGACCTTAGCCCATCAGTTGAAAAGTCGCCGCTTATCGACTTGGCCAATGTAAATATAAGCCACTACCGCACAAGTGCAGACTTGGAGCAAGGTAATTACCTAACCAGCCAACCAACGCCATACATCACTGGCATGCGCGCAGACCAAATGGGTGACTTCCCTATTGGCAGCGGGGCCATGTGGTTGCTTCCAGAGGGCGCCCAAGCGGGCATGCTGGAATACAAGGGCGCTGGCCTAAGCTACCTAGAAAACAGCCTAAGCCGTAAACAAGGCATGATGGCACAGTTGGGGGCGCGTTTACTTGAAGATCAAAAACGTGCCGTCGAGGCCGCGGACACTGTGCGTTTGCGCAGTAGCGGTGAAAGCAGCGTTTTAGCTAACTTAGCTAATAGCTGTAGCATGGGTCTGGAGCAGTGCTTAGCGTGGATAGCGGATTGGGAAGGCGCAAACCCAGACTTGGTTGAAGTAAAGCTTAATACCGACTTCTTGGATACACGCATGGAGCCGGGCGAGCTACGGGAGCTAGTGGCTGCATGGCAGAGTGGTGCCATACCGACAGACGACCTTATCTACAACCTACAGCGGGGCGAAATACTACGCCCAGATTTCACTATCGAAGAAGTGAAGGACATGTTGGCGGGTAGCGAGGCACCAACAGTCGGCAAGCCAATGGAGCTGGCCGATGACGAAGAACAGCAAGCAGACGAGCAAGACGCATGATGATCCGCACGATGATTGCACCCATTGGGTTGGGGCCATGAAATAAAGGAGAAAAACTATGTGGGTAGGTATCTTAATTGTATGTTCGGCACCCGTATTAAGTACGTGCCAATTAGTAACCAGCCCGCATGGCTTTGCAAATGAAGAACAGTGCCAAGCGGAACTTGGTGGCGTTATCCAAGAGGCGCGAAAGCGTGGAATAATTAACATGGGAGCTTGCAGTCTGATCAAAGACCCGAAAGGCAGCCCAACATAAGTAGGTTAAGCCATGGCAACACCAAAACCAAACCCGATAGGGGCGCTTACAGGCGCCAACGATGGCCTAGCTGATGGCATTATCACGCATGCAGTAAACCTTGAGCGCTTAAAGGCTAGCGAGGTGCAGCAAATTAGCGCCATGTTACGCACCCTACAGGGGCAGCTATTGGAGCAGCTAAACAGCCTAGACCCTACAGCGGTTGGCGGTAAAACCCGCGCTAACCGTTTATTGCGTTTGTTTAAGAACGTGCAGGCTACTATTCGTGCAAACTACAGCATTATCCAAAAGCACCACAGCAAAACGCTAACCAACGTTGCGGAGCTAGAGGGCAAGATGCTGCAAAACGCGGTTGGACAAGGCGTTGCGGGCGCCCCAAAGGTTGGTGTAGCGCTTATGAACACCTTGCCCCCCACAACAACGTTGCGCGCGCTGGTAAACAACACCCTAATTATGGGCGCTACCCAAAAAGAACACTGGGCGCGGCAAGCGGGCGACCTGCAGCAACGGTTCCAAGACCAAATGCGCGAGGGCATTCTAGCTGGGGAAGGCGTGCAAGACCTTACGCGGCGTGTACGTGGTTCGCAGGCAAATAATTTCAAAGATGGGATTATGAACGTTAAGCGCTACCAAGCCGAAGCGCTCGTGCGGACCAGCGTGCAAAGTGTTAGCAACGCGGCCCGCGATGAAGTTATACAGGCCAATGACGACCTGTTCAATGGTGTTCAGTGGCTTTCTACGCTTGACAGCCGTACTAGCGATATTTGTAAGGCGCGCAGTGGTTTGCGTTGGGATAACGACAAAAAACCTATTGGCCACAACAAGAAATGGTCGCCGCCACCCGCCCACTGGAACTGCCGTTCTATTGTTACGCCTATTACCAAAAAGTGGTCGGAGCTTACAGGCAAGGTTGCCCAAGCCAAAACAGAGGAATTTACGGAAAACTTTAAGACTGCATTAGCCAAGCAAGGTTTCGATGCAGCGGCTATTGCTGGCATTCGGCGCAAAATGCAGAGCAGCATGGATGGCTACGTGCCCGCTGAGTTTACCTACGAGGATTGGATCAAAAGCAAGCCTATAGATTTTCAGAAGCAAGTGCTTGGCGAACCGCGCTGGCGCTTATGGAACAGTGGCAAGATTGGCTTTGTGGATTTGGTAGACCAGCGCAGCAACCCGCTAAGCTTAGCTGAGCTACAAGAGCTTATTGATGCAGGTAAGACAAGCATAGCGCGCGCAGCAGCGGCCGCACGGCAGGCAGCCAAGGCAGAGGCAGCAGCAGCGGCCAAGGAAGCAGCAGAGCTTGCCAAAAAAGAAGTGGAAGCAGAAAAGCTATTGGCTACCTATGCAGCCGGCGGTAAAGGCTTTACGAACTATAAGATAAGTTATGATAAGCTGAAAAAGCAGGGCAAGCTGGATGGTAAAACCTTCCAAGAGCAGGCAGCACTTGTACAAGCGGCCAAAGAGCAAATCGACGTAGCGGCCAAGTTATCCACCATTAAAAAGAAATTTGGCGATGGCAAAAAGTTATCACCCTCAGAACTGGCAACGTACAAAGCCTTGGATGCAGAAACCAAGGCAGAAATTCGCGATGCGGCCGCCGCGAAAGGGCTAGTTAAAGAACTTGAGGAAACAGTAGAAGCCTACAAGGCCACCATAAGCAAAAGCCCACTTATTGTAACTGATTACAACCTGCCCACCCCATTAAGCGTTGCCAATTTTCAAGGCACAACTGCGCAAAAGCTATTGAACGCTAAGGTAGCGACCAAGCAGCTTGAAGATGCGGTGCAAGCAGAAATGGCTGCCATGCAAAAGCTGGATAAGCTTATTTATGACAATGCTGGCAAACAAACCCTGCAGGGCGAAGCTTACGAAAAGATAACTGGCAACGATGTGATAGCTGCCATGAACCCGTCTAGCTTAATACCGGGCGAAACCATGAAGGCTAAGCTGGCGGCGTTTAACGAGGTTGTTGATGAACTTGTTGAAAAGCAAATACAGCAAGCGGCAGCGGCCAAGGTTAAGCTGGACACATACGCCAATGCGCAAAAGGGCAGCGGGCTACTGACACAGAAAAAGGTTTATGCTGACCTTAAGAAGCAAAAGGATTTCCAAGCGCTAACCGCTACCGAGCAGCTTGCCAAGGTTGACGCAGTGGCAGCGGCCACCAAAGCCAAGGCTGACTTTGATGCGTTTAAATCCGTGGTTAGCACCAAGCTTGCGCAAAACAAACCGCTTACCAAGGGCGAACTGGCCAAGGTAAATGCGCTAACGGACGATGAAAACGATCTGCTAGCGGCAGCCATAGAAAAGAAACAGCAAAAACTGGGCATTGGCCCAACGGCAGCGGAACCCCCAGCCCCCAAACCAGACAATAGCCAGACGCTTGTGTTTGCCGACTTTAAGCAGGTTGGCGGCCAAGGCGGCAGTAACTTGGGCGGTAAGTACGTGCATAACCGCACAGGGCAAGAATATTACATTAAGGCGCCAGACAACGAGCTAGCGGCCAAGGTGGAAGTGCTTAGTGCCAAGCTGTACAAGATGGCAGGCGTGCGCACGGCCGATATTGATCTATTGCCTATTACTGGCGAAATTAACGGCGTAAATGCAGCGGGGCGCTTGGGTATTGCAAGCCGCATGGAAGCTGTGGACGATATTGGTACATCCAGCATGGGCGGGTTAAGCGGCACAGCGGATGGCTTTGCTGCCGATGCGTGGCTAGCCAACTGGGACGTTATTGGCAACGGCGGGCCAAAGCAGCTTAACCTTAAGCGCCTAGCGGATGGCAGCGCATTTCGTATTGATACAGGCGGCACGCTGTTTTTCCGCGCACAGGGCGGCCGTAAGGCGTTTGACGCCAATGATGTGCCCGAACTGGACAGCTTGCGCGACCCCCGCATGAACAGCAACGGTGCTGACGTGTTTGGTGGCATTAGCGATGAACAGATTGTCGCAGGCGTGGCGCGCATTGTTGCCATTAAGGACGATGACATACGGCGTATGGTTGCGGACATTATGGGCGATGATGCCGATGATCTGGCCGATGTGCTTATAGGGCGTAAGAACTTTCTTGCGGCTAAGTACGAAACGCAGCTTGCTAAGGTTAACAAGGTGGAAACACCGCGGGTGGAAAGCGGCATTACCCGCGTTGAGGAACGCAACATCAAGGATAGCGGTATTAACGGCTACAGTATTGCTACCGACAAAGACC